TTCCGTCCTACGGAGCTGATCACCATCGCAGCAGGCAGCGGCTTAGGTAAGTCTAGCATCCTGCGTGAGATCGTAATGCACGTGAAGAACACCACCAACAATCGCATCGGCTGTCTGTTTATGGAGGAGAGCGTCGAGCGTACCGCTGAGGGCTTCATGAGCGTTGATCTAAGCACGCCCCTACACCTACCACACAGTACCGTGACGCGTGCCTCACAGGAGTATTTAGACGCCTATGAGCGCGTGTATGGGGACGACCGGCTGTTCATCATGGACGCTGGCTTTGACATTGGCGCTAGCGTTGATGATGTTGTGTCCCGCGTACGCTTCATGGCTAAGGCGCTTGACTGCAACGTCATTGTCCTTGACCACATCAGCATCTTGGTTTCTGCTGGGCAGCAAGGCGACGAGCGTAAAGCCCTTGACGAAATCATGACGAAGCTGCGTACGCTGACGCAAGATACAGGCATTGTGCTGTTCGCTGTGTCTCACCTCAAGCGCCCGGAAGGTAAGGGACATGAGGAGGGCGCTGCTACGTCAGTTGCACAGCTACGTGGCTCAGCGTCCATCGCTCAGCTCAGTGACTTTGTGATTGGCTTGGAGCGTAACGGTCAGGCTGACGACCCAACGGAGCGCAACACTACCCGTGTACGTGTGCTGAAGAACCGCTTCAGCGGCATCACGGGACCGGCAGGGCACCTGCTGTACAACACTGACACTGGCCGCTTGTCTGAGTACACGCCGCCTGAGGAGGAGGCGCTGTGAAGTCACCGTGTCGCAGCGAGTGTGAGCTGATGGGGGACAGATGCACTGGCTGTGGCAGAACCAAGGAGCAAATCGTGCGCTGGTCACGGTACACCGACGAGCAGCGTGAACAAATTATGGAGGAGTTAGGATGCGACAGACCCCCGCCTCAGCACTTCGTGTCGAGGAACTGGAAAGATTGATAGAACAGCTAGCGAAAAAGCTTGACAAACTAGAGCGTATGTATTTCAACCGAGGAGAAGTTAATGATTCCGACAAGCAATCCAAGCTACAGCGAGTTCATTCACGCTAGCCGCTACGCTCGCTGGCTTCCAGAGGAGCAGCGACGAGAGACGTGGGACGAAACTGGCGATCGCTACGTCAACTACTGGAAAGACAAGGGCATGATCGGCGGTAATGAAGCCAAGCGCTTCAAGAAAGCCATCCTCAACCTTGAAGTTGTACCCAGCATGCGTGCCCTCATGACGGCAGGCCCTGCGCTGGACCGTGACAACGTGGCTGGCTTCAACTGCGCCTACCTTGCCATCAACGACCCGAAAGCTTTCGACGAGCTGATGTACATCCTGCTCTGCGGCACGGGCGTAGGCTTCAGCGTGGAGCGTGCTGAAGTTAAGAAGCTGCCCATCGTGGCCGAGGAGTTTGCCGACACGGACACCACGATTGTCGTGGCAGACAGCAAGATTGGCTGGGCGAAGAGTACGCGGCAGATGATCGCCATGCTGTACGCTGGCGAGGTGCCAAAGCTAGACTACTCCCAGGTACGACCTGCTGGCGCACGGCTCAAGACCTTTGGCGGCAGGGCGTCTGGGCCGGAGCCGCTGGAAGACCTGCACCGCTTCCTTGTGGACGTGTTCAAGGGCGCTGCAGGCCGCAAGCTCACGGACCTAGAGTGCCATGACATCTGCTGTAAGATCGCTGAGATCGTGGTGGTGGGCGGCGTGCGCCGTAGTGCACTCATCAGCCTGTCCTCCCCCGTGTCTGACCGTATGCAGGCAGCGAAGACTGGGCAGTGGTGGGAGCGTAACAGCCAGCGTGCCTTGGCTAACAACAGCGCAGTGTATGACGAGAAGCCTGACTTCCCGTTCTTCATGAGCGAGATGAAGGCGCTGTATGAAAGCTTCTCTGGTGAGCGTGGCATCTTCTCACGGGAAGCAGCGCGCAACATTGCGGGGCGTAACGGACGGCGTGACAACACCGCAGCCTTTGGGTGTAACCCGTGTAGCGAAATCCTGCTGCGCCCTGCTGAGTTCTGCAACCTGAGCGAAGTTATCGTACGCTCCACCGATACGCTTGACCAACTGCTGGATAAGGTTGAGGTAGCTACGGCTTTCGGTACGCTGCAAGCTACGCTCACCAACTTCCGCTACCTGCGCTCTGTGTGGAAGAAGAACTGCGAGGAAGAAGCGCTGCTTGGCGTCAGCTTGACGGGCCTCATGGACCACCCCGTGCTTAACGGCAGCAAGGGTGCGAAGAAGCTTGAAGAGTGGCTGACCGTCATGCGTGAGCGTGCCATCAACGTGAACAAGCAGTGGGCTGAGAGCCTTGACATCAACCCCGCTGCTGCCATCACGTGCGTCAAGCCAAGCGGTACGGTGAGTCAGCTTGCGCTGTGTGCGTCAGGCATCCACCCCAACTACTCACGCTACTACGTACGCACGGTACGCCAGGACAACAAAGACCCGATGACGGACTTCCTGCGCGCTCAGGGTGTGCCGTATGAGCCGTGCGTCATGAAGCCTGACACCACCACCGTGTTCAGCTTCCCGATTGAAGCACCGAAAACCTCCATCTTCCGCAACGATGTTGGCGCTATCGGACAGCTTGAAGTCTGGAAGCAGTACCAGCTACACTGGTGCGAACACAAGCCGTCCATCACGGTGTACTACACGGAGGACGAGTTCTTCGCTGTGTGCCAATGGATTTGGGACAACTGGGACATCATGTCTGGCATCTCCCTGCTGCCCTACGACAACGGCACGTACCGTCAGGCGCCCTATCAGGAGCTTACGGAGCAGGAGTACAAGGAGCTGGCTGCTGCTATGCCTGAGATCGACTGGGCTGCTCTGCCTGCCTTTGAGCGTGGCGACACTACCACTGGAAGCCAAGAGCTTGCGTGTACTGGTGGTGTTTGTGAAGTTGTTGGCTCTGGTGCTTGACACACACCCTGCTGGCATGATAAAATAACTATCGTTATGCAGCGTTACGGCAAACCTACTACAGCTTCAGTCGTAAGTAGTTAGGCCGTAACGTAGCATAACGCCAGCGTAAAGGAGTACACTATGAGTAGAATGGGTGACTACGTAATCGCATTGCAAGAACACGAAGAGCTAAGTAGGCTAAGGAGACAGCCGAATGAAAGCAGTAGTGGATATCGAAACGAACCTAGCGCACAACACGATCTGGATGGCGGGAGTATACCTACCAGAACGGAACGAAGCCGTATCCTGCACCACGTCATCCGAGTTATGGGACGCTCTACGCGGCGTTGACACCATCATCGGCCACAACCTGCTGGCCTTTGACCTTCCGGTCCTAGAGCGCGTCTGGGGCTGGAAGTGGAACGGAACGGTTCAGGACACTCTCGTCATGGGTCGTCTGCTAAACCCTCCCGCTGAGGGCGGACATTCCCTCAAAGCTTGGGCGCTGCGTGCGGGCAAAGAACTCAAGGAAGAGTTCAATACCGCAGACTTCGACAAGGGCCTGACGGACGACATGATCCACTACTGCCTGCAAGACTGTCGCGCTAACTGGGACGTGTACGAACACATCGTCGCAGAGCTAGACCGGCAGGACTTCAGTGAGCAGTGCCGTGACCTTGAGCATGCTGTCGCTGCGGCTACGGTGCAGCAGATTGCCAACGGCTTTGCCTTCGACTTCGACACCGCCTGCATCCTGTATCGGAAACACAAGCAGCGCATGCGCGAGATTGAGGATGAGCTGCAGGCTATCTTCCCGCCCATTATTGAGGAGCGCTGGTCTGAGAAGACTGGTAAGCAACTCAAGAACAAGGTGACTGTGTTCAACGTAGCCTCCCGCCAGCAAGTAGCTGAGCGCTTGAGCCAGAAGGGTGCCGTGTGGTCTGACACCACGCCAAGCGGTAAGCCCAAGGTGGACGAGACTACGCTTAAGCAGAACGAACACGTACCGGAAGCTGCGCTAGTGCTTGAGTACCTGACGCTTCAGAAGCGCTACGGTATGCTCAAGTCCTGGCTTGATGCTGTGCAAGACGATGGCCGCATTCATGGCCGTGTCAATACGTGCGGTGCCGTGACGGGCCGCATGACACACAGCTCACCCAACATGGCGCAGATACCCAGCGATTCACTGTACCGCCAGTGCTTCGTTGCGCCCGAGGGTAGCAAGCTGGTAGGCATTGACGCCTCTGGCCTTGAGCTGCGTATGCTTGCGCATTACATGGACGATGCAGAGTATACGGACCTGATCCTTAACGGTGACATCCACACCTACAACCAACAGGCAGCAGGGCTTGACACTAGGCCACAAGCTAAGACGTTTATCTATGCGTTCCTGTACGGTGCCGGTGATGCCAAGATCGGGAGCATCGTGGGTGGCTCGTCACGCAAGGGCGCACAGCTTAAGCAACGCTTCCTAGACAGCCTGCCTGCCCTCCTGAAGCTGATCAACAAGGTGGCTAGGCACGGTATAGTAGGCAGCTTACCGGGGCTTGACGGGCGCCGTGTGCTGATACGCAGCGAACACGCAGCACTCAACACCTTGCTGCAATCTGCTGGCGCTATTGTTATGAAGCAAGCGCTGGTCATTGCCACGCAAAAGCTAGCAACCTACGGCTATCCATACAAGCTGGTGGCTCAGGTGCATGACGAGTTTCAGGTAGAGGTGCCTGAAGAGTATGCGCAGCAGGTGGGCGCAGTGTTCCGCAACGCAATACGCGAGGCGGGACGTGTACTAAATCTCCGTTGTCCGTTAGACGGGGAGTATAAAATTGGTATCAACTGGAGTGAGACACACTAATGAGCAATGCAAACCCGCTACCTTCACAAGAGCTGCTCCGTGAGCTGTACGATTACAACCCAGACACCGGAGTGTTTGCACGTAAAACCAAAACAGGAACAAGAAAACTAAAACCTATGCTGGTTAGTCATTACAGACAAGCGCAGGTAAACGGCACAAAGTTTTTTGTAGCTCGCCTGATATGGATGTGGGTGTACGGGCGTGATCCAAAAAACATGTACATCGACCACATTAACGGCAACCGTGCAGACAACCGAATCAAAAACCTACGGCTTGTTAGCCCAATAGAAAACTCAAGGAACATGCGTCTTTATAAAACAAACAAAACAGGCATTCCCGGTATTGATATGCACAAGGGAAAGTACCGCGTTAGGATTAAAATTAACAAGAACGAAATCTATTTAGGCTACTATGAAGACCTTGATGAAGCCATAGCTGTTCGTAAGAAAGCTGAGCAGCACTTTGGGTTCCATAAAAACCACGGAAATTTTGTATTAGCCGCTTGACTTTTATAGCTACTTATGAGAAAATATAGTCACGGTCAAAGAACGACCGGAACAACTAACAAGGAACTAGACATGGAAAACCAAATCGTAAACCTCCGCGCTACCGTTAGCTTCCCGTCCTTGGTTGACGAGATTACTTATCGTGGTGCACCTACCGGCAAGTATGGCGTGCAGCTCACCAACCTTAGCGACCGTGCCATTGAGAAGCTAGAAGAGCTAGGCGTAGAAACGAAGCGCAAGCCTGACGACAAGTACGCACGTGGTCAGTTCATTGAGTGCAAGTCGCAGTACCCGATTGATAACAGCGGTAAGTTTAACATCTTGTTTGAAGATGACGGCAAGACGCCCTTTGAGGGCAGCCCCAGAGAGATCGGTTACGGCACTGTAGTGCGCGCCAAGATCAAGGCGTACAAGGGCCGTGACGGAGTGTGTCGCCCCTCGCTGGTCAGCCTAGCCATTGAGGAACTTGCCAAGCCTGAAGTGTCTGTGGAGGAAGACGCTATGGCTGAAGTGCTGTAATGCGCTGGGGTCTGGACGGCGACATCATTCTGTACAGCGTGGCGTTTGCCGCCCAGGATGACCCCATTGCCTTCGCGTGTCGTTCGGTGCGCTCCGCTTGTGAAACGATCATGGTCGAATTGCAGGCGGAGGGCATCGAAATCTACCTAACCGGGAAGGGTAACTACCGTATCGACTACGGCTGCGACACCTACCCGTACAAGGGGAACAGGAAGCAAGACAAACCCGAACACTACCCAGAGCTTAAGGCGTACATGGTTGACACCTTGGGCGCTGAGGTAGTGGACGGTGAGGAAGCTGACGACAAGCTTGGGTATATGGCGTACCAACACGGCCACGGCATTGCAACGCTAGACAAAGACCTGTATGGCGTGCCGGGATGGCATTGGAACTGGCGGCGTAGGGAGCTATTCAACGTGTCACCTGAAGATGCAGATCGCTTCTTCTACAAGCAGCTAATCACAGGAGATGCAACCGACAACATCCCCGGACTGTTCAAGCGCTTGGGCCAGAAGGCTATGCGCCCACTGCTTGACCCTATCGAAGACATGTACGACCCTGCCGAAATGTACCAGTACGTACGCAGCGTATACTCTGACGCATTCGACAAGGTAGGTATGTGTGTTGACGAGAAGGAGGAAATATTAGACGACTGGCTGCTGCGGCAAGGTAGGCAGCTCTGGATTAGGC